TTGAAGGAAAAGGATCCAAAACCAAATCGTCCGGATATTGAAAAAATTCTGCGTACTTATCCTGAAGCCAAGGATTTTCATCGTGATAATATTCTTTGTGGAAAAACTATTGAAGCTGCTTATGAAAGCATGATGCGTTTTGCACGCTTCCCACAACTCGGCAGAACATCACCACATGTGGACCAAGCACTGAATGCCGTTCGTATGATACTACAACCTTCTTTGTCAGGATCTCGAATGATGACACTTGATGAAGTCATTGAGGATTCTGATTTGTCTAAGACACCTGGGGGGCTTTGGGGTGGCGTTGTTGCCACTAAGCAGAGCTTTTTAGAACATGTTTTTACGTTACATGGTTCACCCATTATTGGCAAGGACTATATCAAACTTGTTTTTGAGAAGTATTTGCCTGAGGGGACTTGGTCGACTTTCTTGGATGAAAAACTTAAACTTGAGCTCCGAGCCGTCGAAAAAGTGAAAGATGACAAACTCCGAACAATCTTGGGGGTTTGTATAGTACATGTTTTCATTACAAAAATGTTTATGTTGAACATTAACCAAAAGTTCATGGAACACACCTATGTTTCAACAAACATTGCACTTGGCTTCTCACCATGGTATGGTGGGATGGACCGACTTGCTCGATATTTGCGACAACATTCTGTTGGTTGGGAATTCGACGTTGGGAAAATGGATGCTAATGAACATCATTGGATTATCATGGCAATCTGTAAACTTCTCTTTTCTTTTCTCAAACCTGAGTTTCAAACAGATAAAAACAAGCAAATATGGCATAACCTCAGCCTAATGCTTAGTATGTCGCCTATTATCATGGAGGATGGTGAAATTTACCTAAAGGGTGATAGTGGAAATGGTGGTGGTCCGAGTGGACACTTCCTAACTTCCATCTTGAACTCGATTTTCGCTCTGTTCATGTTGATGTTGGCATTCGTGGAACGTGGGACGAATGATGGTCTTTTTAATAAGAGCACCACGTCTATGACTATCGTTTCAATGTGGCGAAAATATGTTTCAGCCGTTGTGATGGGTGATGACATAACTTACACGACCTCTCTAAGTTGGTTTAGAGGGCCAGAAGTTGGTTTTTACCTATGGGAGAAGTTTGGCGTGACCTTAGAGACACCCTCTGAGCAACCACGTAGCTTTGACCAATTACGATTTTTATCACTCGGTTTTCAATGGAGTGAGCGTGATGGCATGTACATCTTTAACCTTAATCCGAACAGAGTTTACTCTAGCATTCTGACTATGGGAAAAGGTGTGCCAAGTGCCTCCAAGACGCTAACTCGACTTGTGAGCATTCGACTATGCTCATGGGGTGATGAGAAAACGCGCCGGATGGTTCGGTACGTTATTGAGAAGTTTGTTGAACTTCATGATTCCGAGGAAGCAACCCTGGAAGGAAAATCTGAGTGGGATATTGCAAAACAGAATATTCTCACTGATGATGAGATGCGTTATATGTACACTGGAAATAATTCTGAGCACGTTGGACTCCTAGCCCGTGCCGCCAGCAGCCTTCTAGGAGAAGGATTGCTGAATTTCGATTCCTGTAACCAGGCAATCGAATTCCAGTAAGCTACGTCGGCGCTAGATTTTATATCAGCTCCGAAATTACCAAAAAGCGTCTCAGACAAACTCTACCGCGGAGTTAAATTTGCTTCAGATCACGGAGGTTCTTACCTTATCGAAAAAGCTATCCCCTACGCACGAAAACCAGTCGACGCGTGGAAACATTTCATTAACGGAACTACTCACAAAGAAACTGAACACGGATATTCACAACATAACGAAGCCGAACACATGGGTGGAAAGAAAGGAAATAAAGGAAAGTCTCACAAAGGAAAGTCCAACAAGGGACGTAGCAACAAGGGAACAGCCCAAAAAGCTGAAAAGAAAGCCAGTCAAGCTCTCTCCATGGCAAAGTATGTTGCGAAAGCAGCAGTTGGAGTGCCTAGGATTCCAAAACGCATGGTCGCTACTCAAAAATTCAAAAAGGTTGGTGGAAAACTTTCAAAAGGCCGACCAGGACTCATTCGCGTTTATGGAAAGTGTTACGTTGGTACAATCTTGTATGGCCAGTCAAATGGTATCATCCAAGCTGGTGCTAATAACACGAAAGGCACCGTGCTTTACCAAGCAGCAATCAACCCGAGCTATGGTCCACCTAAGTTGCGAGTGCAAGCTCAGTTCTACGAGAAATACATTGCTAACAAAATTACATTCTTTGTTAAAGGACGCGCTGCTGCATCAGTCGCTGGCGGATACATCGGCACTTTCGACATGGATCCCGCTGACTCGCTACCACTTGGAATTGGAGGCTATGTTGCTCAAACAAATCAAAAGGGCTCGGATGGAACATGGTCTAATCCAAATCGAGCTATCCGAATGACAAAGAGAAATTTCAACACCACTCAGCAAGGTTATTACACCAACTTGACCGCAACTTCAGATCCACGGTTGGTTAATCAAGCCACATTTCAGTTGGCAGTTGAGATGCCCATCAAAGCTGAGGCTGGAACAGTCACCTGGTCTAATGGTGATGAAATTGCAGAGCTTTGGACTGAGTATGACTTCCTTCTTTGGGGACCAACTGATGAAGGTGGCAACACTGGCAGTTCACTTTGTGCGTATTATGTGCCTACTGCCTCGTTGTCTTCTCTCACTGCTGCTAACCCTTTGACTGGTGCGGGAGGTTTGGCAATTCTCGATCCTCAATTTGACGGCTTGCCTATTTCACTAACATCTTCTAGTGGGCAGTGGGATCAAGCAAATTTTCCTGCTCAATGGGAGGCGTTTTGGGTTCGCATGTTTTGGACTGGCACTTCAATTGGCACATTTGCTGTTTCATCTGCAAATTGTACGCCGCTCAACGATCCTAATGGCGGTACCTACACCGGTGGTTCAACAAATTCACTTAATACAGCTGCTACGTGGTCTGGCTTGTATTACAACAACTCGCCTAACATATTGGTGCCCTATTTGAGATTTTCATTTAATTCTATTTCATCATTCTCAAAAGCACAGCTGACTGCTACACCGGTTCGAATTCCAACATCTAACATGCGCAAGAACAATGCACTCACCATGGCATCATTGCTGGCAAAGATGGAACAGTTTCAGAAGTTCCTTCCCAGTTATCAACGAGCAATTGACATTCAGCAAAATCAAGCTGATCTCATTGATGTTGATTCAAAATCAAAACTCACCTCCGTCAGACCTAAAGAACGTTCAGAGGTGAATTTCATTCGCGACGGCGATGTCAAATACAATGAACAAACCTTGCGAAATGAAAATGTTGTCAGAATGGCTGTTGGAAGCCCAAATGGCGAAAACAAAATATCACAAAGTTCGCAATCAGCTTTGGGACTCCTTGACACAGATCATCAAGAAGAGTATGAAGTTGAAGAGCTCAAGCGCGAAGCTGATCAACATGGATTCGTCCTCATTCGCCGTGATCAGGGGCTACCTTCAGTCTCGGAACGAGAACCTGAACGACAACAAAGAACTCGCATTTCTGACGACCTTGTCGGAATTGGAGAGCCAGTGCTCAGAAGAAAGTCCGTCTTTGAACCAGGAGCTGGACGAAGCTCTTCCCTCAAATAATCTTGACATCTCTGCTGATGCGAGGGAAATGATTGCACAAGTGCAAAAGAAAGAATTATCAAGATTCAATGCTGCACTTCAAATGGCTATTGAGAAATCTCAGGCCGATCTTGAAAAAGAAGAGAAGAATGGTGAAAGCCA